GACACTGTAGTATACGAAGAAGATATGACTACAGTTCGTATTGATCCTTTGACTCCTAAAGAGTTTGCTATTGATCCATCAGCTACTTCTATAGATGAAGCCCTAGGTGTTGCTCAAGTAGTTATTAAACCTAAGTACGAAATAATAGAAGGTATGAGGGACGGAATATACGAAGACAAGCCTATAGGAAGTTACGACAAAGCAGACTTAGGATTTGATGAAGAAAACGATTCAAGATCAGACGATGATGATAAAGTAAAGATTACTGAGTACTGGGGAAGAGTGCCTAAGAAATATTTAAACGGAGGCCAAGGTTCCCTAGACGATCAGTTTGACTATGATGAAGATGAGCTTGTAGAAGCCGTAGTCATCATAGCAAACGATTATGCTGTTCTCAAAGCTACAGAAAATCCATACCTCATGGGTGATCGTCCTTTTGTTTCATTTCAAATGGACAGAGTACCTAATAAATTCTGGGGTAGAGGGATAGCAGAGAAGGGCTACAACCCACAAAAGGCACTTGATGCAGAGTTACGTTCCCGAATAGACGCACTTGCCCTTACAACGCATCCTATGATGGGTGTGGACGCTACAAGATTACCCCGTGGTGTCAAGTTTGAGGTTAAAGCTGGTAAGACTATTCTGACCAACGGTGATCCAAGGCAGACTTTAATGCCTTTGAACTTTGGACAGGTAGCACAGTCAACGTTTACTGAAGCAGCAGAGCTAGAGCGTATGGTACAAATGGGTACTGGAGCGATGGATAGCGCAACTAGCGGAGCAGCTAACCCTAGAAACAACACTGCTTCTGGTATGTCTATGCTTCAGGCAGCTTCGATTAAACGACAGAAGCGTACAATAATGAACTTTCAAGAAAACTTTTTGATACCTCTTATTAAGAAGTCTGCTTATAGATATATACAGTTTGCTCCTGAGCGTTATCCAGCAGGAGACTACAAGTTTGTAGCTTACTCTACTATGGGTATTATGGCTAAAGAACTTGAGACTACTCAGATGATACAGTTGTTGTCTATGACACAACAAGGAACACCTGCATTTGGTTTACTTCTCATGTCCATCTTTGAAAACAGTTCTTTAAATAACAGAGAAGAGTTAAAGATGGCTATAGCTCAGGGTATGCAACCAGACCCACAAGCTCAACAAGTTCAACAAATGGTACAACAAATGGAGCTTATGAAGCTTCAGATGGAAATAGAAGAGATGAAGGCTGGAGCAACTAAAGAGATGGCTCAAGCTATGAAGATACAATCTGAAATACAAGGTAGTCAATCAGAAGAAAGTATGGTTGAGAAACAAATGAATTTAGCTGAGAAGATGGCTAAGATTGAAAAACTAAGAATGGACGCACAAAACATTCAATCAGAAACAATGCGTAACATTCCTGAAGTAGAGCATTTACAATCAGAGACAATACTTAATCTAGCTAAAGCACGTATGGAACGTAAGTAATTGACTGATAGAGAATTTTTAGAGAAACGTCTAGACCTTTTTTCTCATGAAGCTTGGGACCTCTTTACAGAAGAGTTAACCTCTATGGCAGAATCATTAGAAAAAATACAAACAATAGACGATGAGAAGACCCTCTATTTACGTAGAGGTCAGGTGGATATGCTAAATATGGTTATTAATTTAGAGGAAACCACCAAATTAGCGTTGGAACAATTAGAAACCTAACTCCAACATTTTTTAACTCCATAATCTTTATAGACGGAGGATTAGTAATATGGATAGTGTAGTTGTTGAAGAACCCGTTGAAACTGCGGAACAAGCCGAGCAGTTCACAGACATTACAAAAGAGGCTCCTCAAGCAGAGGAACAACCTAAAGAAGTTGAATTACCGAACAAGTTTAAAGGCAAGTCAATGGAAGACATTGTGTCCTCCTATGAAAATCTTGAAAAAGAACTTGGTAGGAAGGGACAAGAGATTGGTGAACTCCGAAGATTAACAGACGGAATTTTACAACAGCAACTTACCACTAGTCAAAGCGGGACAGAAGTTCAAGAAGAGGAGACAGACTTTTTCGATGACCCTGACAAAGCAGTCAATAAGGCCATTGAAAGTCATCCGAAGTTCCGTGAATTTGAAGAGCAGCAAAAGGTTCAAGTAGCCCAAGCTACAACTCAACAGCTTCAAAGTGAACATCCTGACTACATTGAGGTCGTAAGTGATCCCAAGTTTCAGGAGTGGGTACAAGCAAGTCCAGTACGTACACAGTTATACGTTTCGGCTCATAACTACAATATTGATTCAGCGAGAGAACTTATAGGAAACTGGAAAGAACGCTCTCTGATTAATAACACTAGCGAGGCAGAAGCAAATAAAGCAACCAAAAGAGACCAAGCATTAAAAGCTGGCAAAGGTGTATCAAGGACTTCTTCAGAATCCACAGCCGGTAAGAAAATCTACCGTAGGGCTGATCTAATCAGACTCCGAACTCAACAGCCTGAACGTTATGAAGCTTTGCAACCAGAAATTCTGGCAGCTTATGCAGACGGAAGGGTTAAATAAAAACCTATAAAGAAGAAAGGGCTAAATTATGGCTTTAGGAACTGGTCAACAGACCGTAACAACCGCAGCTAACTTTATACCTGAACTATGGTCCGATGAGGTCATAGCTGGTTATAAGGCTAACTTAGTTCTTGGTAACGTTGTTACTAAGATTAACCACAATGGCAAGAAAGGTGATACCATTCACATTCCTGCTCCTGTTCGTGGCTCCGCTAACTCAAAGGCAGCGAACACTCAAGTAACACTACAAGGTGATACTCACTCTGTAGTTAACTTGAGCATCAACAAACACTATGAATATTCAGTAGTTATCGAAGATATTACTGAAGTTCAGGCTCTGTCCTCTCTCCGTAGATTTTACACGGACGATGCTGGATATGCTCTTGCTACTCAAGTTGATAATGACTTGTTTGCACTTGCTGAGGGCTTCCAAGGTGGTACAGTTGGTGGTACAGGTGCTTCTCTTTATGAGAAAGCAGTGATCGGTGGTGACGGGTCTACTTTATATACAGGTAACTCTACAAACGCCACAGACATTACAGATGCAGGTATTCGTAAGATGATCCTAACTCTTGATAATGCTGATGTACCTATGGATAATCGTTGCTTAATCATACCTCCGATTGCAGCAAACGATATGCTTGCTATTAACCGTTTTACTGAGCAACAGTTTATCGGCAACGGTGAAGCAATTAAGACAGGTAAAATTGGAAGCATCTACGGAATTGATGTATATGTATCCTCTAACTGTCCTTCCATTAATAGTGACGCACAGCGAGTGGGCATTATGAAGCATAAGGACGCTCTTGCTCTAGTTGAGCAAATGGGTGTTCGTTCGCAGACTCAGTACAAGCAAGAGTACTTAGGCGATCTATTTACTGCTGACACGCTATATGGCGTAGGTGAGCTACGTAATGACGCTGGAATAGCTTTTGTAGTACCTGCTACATAAGTAGACTAGGAGGTCCTTAGCAATAGGGACCTCCGCTCTATTTCAATAGGAGATTTAATTGCCAAATTATAATTACACATGTAAGTCTTGTGACAATGTTCAAGTAGAGTTTAGATACATGAACGAAAGAAACAGAAAAACTAAATGTGTTAAATGTGGTGGTGTTTCTAAACATAGTATATCTATTCCTTCTTTAATACTAACGTTACCTGAGGATAGATGGGCTAATGATCACGAAGTAAACGGTAACGGAATCAGGGCTAGCATCTAATGGCTCATACTTTAGAATATGCTTTAGCTGATACAAGTTATGATTTAGAGCTAGACAAAATAAAAAATAAAATACAAAAGCTTTATAGAGATTTATTAGTAAAAACATTTAAAATGGCTAATCCAAACGCAACTCCTGAAGAGTTAGCTAATTTTTTAGAAAAAAACGATTTAGATTTTAAAGGTGATGGGTTTGAAGAAGAGTCAGAAGATTTAGAAAATTTACTAGATATGTTATCTAAAGAAGATGATTTAGAGTCAGTAACAGATAAAAACTTTGAGAAACCAGAAGTAGAAAAAACCAAAGAATTAAAAAGTAAATCTAAAGAAAAAACAACAGCACCTTTAACTTTATCATTAAAAGTTCCTACAGGTGGTTTATTTACTCCTAAAGATTTACACAAAATACCTAAAACTAAATCACTTAAAACACCAACAGGTAAAGTAAAAAGAGTTATTGACGATAAACCAAAAGTAAAAACAATCGAATTAAAAGAAATTTGGGATTCAGAAAGACAAAAACTTTTAGATTTGGTTAAAGAACGAAACAAAGAATACGGGGTTATTTTGTAATGAAACCAGTAAAAGTGTATACAGCAGGTAAGTTTGTAAAAAATAAAAAATATGCTTATAAATCAGATGATGATGAAAAAAAGAAAAAAAGAAATCTGCAACGTTGGAAAGAAGAGAGGCAGAGAATATAATGAGAAGAGGAAGAACTAAACCTTTATTTAAACCTTTTCCTAAATCATCACCGCCTAAGTGGTCTAAGCAGGTATTGTTTTCTAACATTTGCAATAAAAACCAAGACTACAGATCACCTTGGGACGAAGGGGACTCTGCTTTGTATGGAGACTCTAGATCACTATATGGTATTGCTACATACAGTAGCCAAAGTTAAACGGGAGATATTTAATGAGCGATTACACACTTCAAGTAAGCTGGTCAGGTAAAGATGGGTTAGCAGACTCAGACTCAGCTAAAATCATATCTGGTGCGGAGTTCAATACTGAGTTTACTTCTGTTCAAACAGCAGTTAATTCTAAATATGATTCTGCCGATTTAGGCGTAACTCTTCAACAATTTGACGCAGACACTTGTAAATTAGATGTAGCTCAAACATGGTCAGCTACTCAAAACTTTGCAGATAATATTTTACAAAGAGCTAACCTTAAAGATTACGGGGAGATAACAAATGCTATTGGAGCTACAGGAGGCGGTACGCAAGATATTGACCTTACTCTTGGTAATTCCGTTACTGCTACCGTGGATACTTCTGCTAATACCTTTACTTTTAGTAACCCTACTGCTTCAGATGAGCTATGTGGTTTTACCCTCGAACTCACCAACGGTGGATCGCAGACGGTAAACTGGCCCGGTACAGTTGACTGGGCTGGAGGAACTGCTCCTACGCTAACGGCTAGCGGAGTTGATTACTTAGTCTTCTGGACTGTCAATGGTGGGTCTAGGTGGTACGGGGCTTTAGTTGGATTGGCTTTCGCTTAATGACAAATTTTAGAAATGCAATGATGGCATCAGCACATACTGCCAGCGGTACAAGTTTAGTAGAAGTAGGTAACTCTGCTTTGTACACAACAACTAGTCAAGAACTAGAGAGAACTCCGGGGAGTGCTGGTAATGTAGACAAGTTTACTTTTTCTGCATGGGTTTATATGTGCAATCCTACTAGTGGGAATACTCCTATATTTGGTGCTATTAATACTAGCGCAAATCAGCATAGATTATTTACAACTGCTGGTGGCACATTACAATTTGATCTTTATCTTTCTAATTCATTTGTGGGTCGTGTGATCTCATCTCAAGTTTTGCGAGACATAGGTTGGTATCATATTGTAGCTGTGTATGATTCTGGTAATAATATTGCTGGTAATAGAATGAGGATTTATTTAAATGGAGAAAGAATAACTGATCTTACTAGTGTAGTTGATCCCTCACAGAATTTAGACGGTTTAATCTGTGGCGCACATTTACATCAGATTGGTATGCACGATGGGTTCGGTACAACTTTGGATGGATACATGGCTGAAGCTGTCTTATTAGATGGCACAGTCGCAGAACCAAGTAGTTTTGGGCAGTACGATTCAACAGGTACATTTTGGACACCTAAATCATCAGCAGAAATTAAAGCATTAACTTTTGGTACTACAGGGTTCTACTTAGACAACACTACAAATGCACAGACAGATGCTAGTGGTACAGGTAATAACTTTACTAATACAGGAAGTGTTACACTTAGTACGCATACCCCAACAAATCTAAATGCGCTATTTAATCCTCTTAATTTTTTAGACATTACAACAAGATTTCCTGTAATGACAGTAGGGAATACAACAACAGGTCTTTCGACAAGTGGGTC